CGGTGCACCTGCCGTTCGCGCTCGCCGGCGCGCTCGGGGAGGCGATGCGGCCATGACGCCGAAGCGGATCCAGCGCAAGCGCACCAAGGGCTGGCGGATGCCTGCCGGCGCCGTCTACGTCGGCCGGCCGACGTTCTGGGGCAACCCCTTCGCCGTTACAAAGGCTTGCCCGGCAAAGCAGGCGGTCCGCTCCTACCGGCGCCTAATCAAGACCTGGTCGCAGGCGGCCATCATGCGTGCGGTGAAGTTTGCGGATGACGGCCAGCCCGCCGTCCTCGAGGCACTGGCCCTGATCGTCTGGCGCAACACGGCCAGGACTCGGCTTCACGAGCTGCGCGGCAAGGATCTCTGCTGCTGGTGCCCACTTGACCAGCCCTGCCATGCCGATGTGCTGCTCGAGCTGGCCAACGCGCTGGAGGGGCGGCCATGATGCGAACCCTGCCCACGACCTTGAACGACTATCTCGACGGCCTTCGCACCGCCACCACTGCCGAGGATCTGGAAGCGGCGATCCAGGCGCCCTACAAGCATTCGTTCCGCGGCCCGACGTGGACGAGGATCTGCAACGTCCGGGAGCAGCGCGGGCGCGAGATCTGCGACGCCCATCCGCTCGGCCGGTATGTGCCACGCTTCGGCCCTGGCCGTCGCCTGACGGTCTGTGGCGAGACCTACGTCGTCGGCCGCGGGCAGAACTCGACGGGCATTCGCTACGTCTGGCACGCGGCCGAGCAGTTCGCGATGGGCGTGCTGATGCGGAACGGCTTCAGCCGGCGCGCGGCTCATCGCGTCTGGGGACCGTGGAACACCTATCCGCACCGGGCGCTCCAGTGTGTCGAGGATGGTCTGGCCGGCAAGTTTCCCGACCCGCCGATGAACCGGCTGATCCTGTCGCACGTCGCCTCGGATCCGATCAACTACAGCGTGGCGCGGAATGATGCCGACAAGTGGGACCGGCGCGCCTCGCGTCCCTGCAAGTGCGGCGGCACCCGCTTCGATTGGGGCAGCGGCTGGGACGGGTGCTTCACCTCCGTCACTTGGCGGTGCAACGGTTGTGCCCGGGTCTACGTCGAGTATGTGACCGCCGCCAGGCTCGCCGAGATCAGACGCAGCACCGACCGAAGGGCGGTGGCCCCATGAACGCCTGGGCGCTGCTCACCGCCGGCGTGCTGATCGGCCTCTGCGGCACCGCCGCCATCGCCGCGGCGGCCTCACGCAACCGCGCCGCCGCCGTGGGCCTGGGGCTGGCCTGCGCCGCCCTGGCCCTGCCGGTCGGGCTCTACGTCCACGGCTGGCGCGGCGTGGTGGCGCACACCGACGACATCGCCGCCGTCCGCATCATCACGCGCAAGGCCATCACCGACCGGGTGAAGCCGGCGCTGCCGCCGGCGGTGGCGCCGCCGCCGATTCCCTCCCCCGTCAAAGCGGATCCGGGCATGGGGGGCACGCCATGATCATCGAGAAGGAGGTCCGGCACTGGCACGCCTGGGCAGGGATCGGCGGCGGTGCCCGCGGCTTCAACAAGGGCACCGCACGGGTTGGCAACCTGGTGGCGAGGTTCCGCTGCCTCGGCGGCGTCGATATCGACCCCGCCGCGTGCCGCGACTTCGAGGCCCGCGTCGGCGTCCCCTGCACCCGGCTCGACCTGATGGACCGCTACCAGTACATCGCCTTCCACGGCCACGAGCCGCCGGCGGACTGGCGGCCGGCGACGATCGACGACATCCGCCGCTCGGCCGGCAACGAGCGGCCGCACATCGTCTTCGCCTCGGCCCCGTGCAAGGGCTTCTCGGGCCTGCTGCCGGAAGCGACCTCGAAGGGCGACAAGTACCAGGCGCTCAACTCCATGCTGCTGCACGGCATGGACCTCATCCTCGAGGCGTGGGCGGACGACCCGGTCGAGCTGATCATCCTCGAGAACGTGCCGCGCATCGCCTCGCGCGGCCGCGTCCTCCTCGACCGGCTGAACGCGCTCCTGCAGGCGCACGGCTATGCGGCCCGCGAGACGGTCCACGACTGCGGCGTGATCGGCGGGCTCGGGCAGAGCCGCAAGCGCTTCCTCCTGGTCGCCCGGCACATGGTCAAGGTGCCGCCGTTCCTCTACGAGCCGCCGAAACGGGCGCTGCGCGGCGTCGGCGAGATCATCGGCAAGTTCCCGGTGCCGGGCCCCGACCTCGTCCTGCCGATGCACCGCTGCCCGTCGTTGCAGTGGAAGACGTGGGTGCGGCTCGCCTTCGTCGAGGCCGGCGCGGACTGGCGCTCGCTCAACCGGCTGATCGTCGAAGACGGCCTGCTGCGCGATTTCGCGATCATGCCCGGCGACTGGCAGGGCGGCGTGCTCGGCGTCAGGCGCTGGGACGAGCCGTCCGGCGTCGTCGCCGGCCGGTCGACCCCCACCAACGGCGCGTTTTCCGTGGCCGACCCGAGGCCGCTGGACGCCACCGACAGGCCCTGCTACGGCGTGGGCGGCTGGCAGGAACCCGCCGCCACGATCACGTCTCAACGCTCTCCGGGGCAGGGGCGGTTCTCGGTCGCAGACCCGCGGATCGACGGTCACGACAAATCCGTCCAGCTCGGCGTGCGCCCCTGGGACCAGCCGGCCGGGGTGGTGACGGGCAAGATGTTCGTCGGCGGCGGGCCGCATGCGGTGGCCGATCCGCGCATGGTCGGCAAGCCGCGGTTCAACAACACCTACCGCATCGTTCCGTGGGGCGCCGCATCGCCGGCGGTGGCGGGACCCGGCGGCCCGGCCGGCGGGCTCAGCGTCGCCGATCCGCGACCGTCGCCGCGAGAGGACTACAAGCAGACCAAGTACCGGGTGACCGGCTACGACGAGCCGGCCGGGACGGTGATCGGCGCGTCCTCGACCGGAAACGGCGGCTATGCCGTGGCCGATCCGCGCACCGGGTTCGGCCCGGACTCGCACCGCAACAAGCTGAAGGTGGTCGGCTACGACGACCCGGCCGGCACGGTGACCGGCGCGGACCGCGTCGGCTCCGGGGCGCTCAGCGTCGCCGATCCGAGGCCGGCCGGCCTCAACGCCAGCCGCGAACACTACGTGACCGGCGGGCATTACGGCGTGGTGCCATGGGAGCGGCCGACCGGCGCCGTCCCCGCCTACGCCAAGCACGACCGCGGTCCCTGGTCGGTCGCCGACCCGCGCCCCGCCGGGGGCGAGTCCGGCGACGCGCTGCCGCGGCCGACCGACCGGCTGGTGGCGGTGATCGAGGCGCGGGACGGCACCTGGCACCGGCCGTTCACCACGCTCGAGCTGGCCGCGCTGCAATCGCTGGTCGACCCCGACCGGATCGTCGGGCTCGACGGCAACTCCGACACCGCCCACCGCGAGCGGATCGGCAACGCCGTGCCCGAGGATGCCGCCGCGGCGGTCGCCGGCGTGATGGGCAAGACCCTGCTGCTCGCCTGGAGCGGCACGACGTTCATGCTGTCCAACGAGCCGGTCTGGGTCCAGCCCGTCCTCGCCGCGCTGTCGGTCAAGGGCGTCGAGGAGGGATGGCGGCCATGAGCGTCCAGGTCGCCGGCAGCACCGAGCGCCGCCGCGCCGAAACCGCGCGCGCCGTGGTGGCGCGCCATTTCGGGCCGGACGAGGCGCCGGCCGGGCTCATCACCGACATCTACCTGGCGCTCGGTGCTGCCGAGACCCGGGGATTCGGCGACGCGGTGGCGATCTTCCGGCGGGAGCGGGCGGCATGAACCAAGCCCCGGCCATCACCGAGGCCGATGCCTACCAGGCGTTTCTGGAGGCCAAGGCGCCGCTTGCGCAGCAGCACGGCTTCGCGGTCGCCGACGACGAGTTGTCGCCCGTCCTGAAGCCGCACCAGCGCGCGATCGTGAAATGGGCGGTGGCCGGCGGCCGGCGCGCCATCTTCGCCGCATTCGGCCTCGGCAAGACGGTGATCCAGATCGAGACCGTGCGGCTGACGCTCGCCCGCACCGGCGGGCGCGGCCTGATCGTCTGCCCGCTCGGCGTGCGCCAGGAGTTCATCCGCGACGCCAAGATGCTTGGCCTCGAGATCAGGTTCATCCGGCGCATCAAGGAGGCCGGCGAGACCGGCCTCTACCTGACCAACTACGAGACCGTGCGGGACGGCAAGCTCGACCCGCGCCATTTCAGCGTCGCCAGCCTCGACGAGGCGAGTTGCCTGCGCGGCTTCGGCGGCACCAAGACCTTCCGCGAGTTCATGGCGATGTTCGCCGGCGACGACCGGTCGGGCGCCGGACGGGGACACGTCGTTGCCTACCGGTTCGTCGCCACGGCGACGCCCTCACCCAACGAATATATCGAGCTCCTGGCCTATGCCGCCTGGCTCGGGATCATGGAGGTCGGCGAGGCCAAGACGCGGTTCTTCAAGCGCGACAGTTCCAACGCCGACAAGCTGACGCTGCACACCCACAAGGCTGCTGAGTTCTGGCTGTGGGTGGCGTCCTGGGGCCTGTTCGTGGAGCGGCCGTCGGATCTGGGCTACAGCGACGACGGCTACGACCTGCCGCCGCTCGAGGTGCGCTGGCACGAGGTGGCGTCGGACCACGCCGGCGCCGGCGCCGAGCGCGACGGGCAGGGCCGCATGTTCCGCAACGCCGCGGCGGGCATCGTCGACGCCTCGCGCGAGAAGCGCGACAGTTTGCCTGCGCGGATCGACAAGCTCATGGCCCTGCGGGCGGAGGATCCGGGTGCGCACCGGGTCATCTGGCACGACCTGGAGGCCGAGCGCCACGCCATCGCCCGGGCGATCCCGGACGCGGTGGCCGTCTACGGCACACAGGACCTGGACGAGCGCGAGGCGGCGATCGTCGACTTCTCCGAAGGTCGCATTCGCGAGCTCGCGGCCAAGCCGGTCATCGCCGGCAGCGGCACCAACCTGCAGCGCCACTGCGCCTGGGAGATCTTCCTCGGCATCGGCTTCAAGTTCAACGACCTGATCCAGGCCATTCACCGCTGCTACCGATTCCTGCAGACCAGGCCGGTGCGCATCGACCTGATCTACACCGAGGCCGAACGCGGGATCAGGCGCGCCCTGGAGGCCAAGTGGGCGCGCCATAACGAGCAGCGCGAGATCATGCGGGCGCTGATCCGCGAACACGGGCTGGCGGACGCGGCCAAGGGCGATGCGCTGAAGCGCGCGATCGACGTCGAGCGCCGGGAGCGCGGCGGCGAGCAGTGGACGATGGTCAACAACGACAGCATCGACGAATGCCGGTCGATGCCCGGCAACAGCGTCGACCTGATCGTCACCTCGATCCCCTTCGCCACCCAGTTTGAGTACACGCCGAGCTACCGGGACTTCGGCCACACTGACGACAACCCCCACTTCTGGCGCCAGATGGACTTCCTGACGCCGGCGTTGCTGCGCGTGCTCAAGCCCGGCCGGGTCGCCTGCATCCATGTCAAGGACCGGATCGTGCCGGGCGGCGTCAGCGGCCTCGGCTTCCAGACCGTCCAGCCGTTCTCGGACGAGTGCGTCGCCCATTTCCGGGCGCACGGCTTTGCCCTCCTGGCGCGCAAGACCATCGCCACCGACGTGGTGCGCGAGAACAACCAGACCTATCGGCTGGGCTGGACCGAGCAGTGCAAGGACGGCTCGCGGATGGGCGCCGGCATGCCGGAATACCTGCTGATCTTCAGGAAGCCGCCGACTGACCTCAGCAACGGCTATGCGGACGATCCCGTCGTCAAGCAGAAGCCGCTTTGTGACGATCACGGCCAGCCGGCGCCCTTCGACAAGCGCACCAACTGGCGCCGACCCGTTCCCGGCACCGGCTACAGCCGGGCCCGCTGGCAACTCGACGCGCACGGCTTCGCCCGGTCGTCGGGTGACCGGCTCATGTCGTCGCGGGAGCTGGCCCACCTGCCGCACCAGCAGATCTACCGGCTGTGGCGCGACCGCTCGATCGACGCCGTCTACGACTTCGAGGCGCACCTGGCGGTGACCGAGGAGATGGACCACGGCGAGCGGTTGCCGTCGACCTTCATGCTCATGCCGCCGCATTCGTCGCACCCCGACGTGTGGACCGACGTCGCCCGCATGCGCACCCTCAACATGGTGCAGCAACGCCAGGGCCGCGAGATGCATCTGTGCCCCCTGCAGTTCGACATCGTCGACCGGGCGATCATCCAGTTTTCCATGGCAGGCGAGACGGTGTTCGACCCGTTTGCCGGCATCGGGACCGTTCCCTATTGCGCCCTCAAGCACAAGCGGCGCGGCCTCGGCGTCGAGTTGAACCCCGACTACTGGCGCGACGGTGTGCTGCATTGCGAGGCGGCCGAGCGCGAGGCCTCGGTGCCGAGCCTGTTCGATTTGGTCGAGGCGGATCACAACCACTGTGCTTCATGAAAGGAGAACTGACCATGTCCGAGGATACCAATGCCAAGAGCCAACTGCGCTCGTTCGTCGATAGGGTCGAGCGGCTGGAGGAGGAGGAAGCAGCACTCGCCTCCGACAAGAAGCAGGTCTATGCCGAGGCCTCGTCGCGCGGCTTCGACGCCAAGATCCTCAAGAAGGTGATCAAGCTGCGCAAGGTCGACCGGATCGAGCGCGAGGAGGAGCAGGCCCTGGTCGAGGTCTACATGGCGGCGCTCGGCATGCTCGACGGCACCCCGCTCGGCGATGCCGCGCGGTCGCGGCTGACCGGCCCGCGGCCGGGCGATGACGAAGACTCACCCCCGGTCGCCGAGCCGGACGGTCCCGCCGCCGACAGCGTGATCGCGGCCCGCGCCGAAGGGGCCGAGGCCTGCCGCGAGGGCAAGCGGGTGATCGACAACCCCTATGTCGCCGGCGACCCGCGCCGGGCGGCGTGGGACGAGGGCTGGTGCACGGAGGCGGGCTCCGACGGCATGGACGTGCCGGCGGCGTGGCGGCGCACCAGGCCGGCCAAGCCGCCGAAGGGCGGGGAGGCGCCCGGCGATGGTGCCCCGGCTCCGGAAGCCCCCGGCGATGATGCCCCGGCGCCCGGCGGTGACGCATGAGGCGCGAGACCCGGGAAATGCGCCCGCGCCGCATCGACGAGCTGCGCGGCGGCGGCGATCTCGGTGCCCAGCTCGGCGATCTCGCCGAGGTCCGCCTGCCGCACCATGCCGAGGAACCGATCCTCGCGCCGACGGTCCGCGCGGCCGTCTACGGCTGGCTGGCCGAGATCAGGGCGGCCGACGATCTCGAGGCGGTCGGCCTCGTCCCGCGGTCCTCGTGCTTTCTGTACGGGCCGCCCGGCACCGGCAAGACGACGCTGGCGCATCACCTGGCCGCCCGGCTCGGCCTGCCGCTGGTCTGCGTCGGCGCGGAGTCGATCATGACCTCCCTGCTCGGCGCCTCGGAGCAGCGGGTGGCGAAGCTGTTCGCCGTGCTCAGGGCCCACAGTGACAAGTGCGTCGTCCTGTTCGACGAGATCGACGCGGTCGGCGGCAGCCGCGCCAACAACCGCGGCGGCGGGGCCGACAACGCGCGCACCTCCATCCTGACGGTGCTGCTGCGGCGGGTCGAGGAATTCCGCGGCCTGCTGCTCGCGGCATCGAACCGGCAGGACGACGTCGACGCGGCCCTGTGGCGGCGGTTCCACATGCAGCTGTCGGTCGACCTGCCCGGCCCGGAGGAGCGCTTCGCGATCCTGAAACGCTACGGGTTGCCGTTCGCGTTCGCCGACGACGATCTCGACATGCTGAGCGAGATCACCGGCGGGGCCTCGCCGGCCCTGCTGCGCGGCCTGATGGAAGGCGCCAAGCGCGCCCTGGTGATGCACGGTCGCGGCGGGTTCGACGCATCCCGCGCAGGGGCGGTGTTCGCCAGCCTGATCGAATCGCTGGCCCCGCCGCCCGGAATCCATCCGCCGCCGCTGTGGGCGGACCGGGGCCGCGCGCTCAAGATGGTCGACGCGATGTCGTGGCCGCCGGAGCGACTGCCCCCCGTTCAGGCCGGGGGCAAGCCGTGAACCGCGACGACGACATCGCCGCCCCGCCGCACTCGATCGAGACCGAGCAGGCGCTGCTGGGCGCGATCCTGGTCAACAACGAGGCGTTCTGGGAGGTCGCCGAGACGGTGGCGGCCGGGCATTTCTTCGACCCGCTGCACGGACGGCTCTACGAGGCGATGGCCGAGACCATCCGCGCCGGCCGGCTCGCCACTCCGCCCCTGCTGGCCGCCCGCTTCGCCGCGGAGCCCGCCTTCGCGTTCGAGGCGCCGACGCGAACGCGCGGCGAGGAGCCCGAGCGCTGGGAAGTGACCATTCCCCAGTATCTCGCCCGGCTGTTCGCCGGCGCGGTCACCGTGCTCCAGGCCGGCGACTACGGCGCCCACATCGTCGACTGCTGGCGCCGGCGCCGGCTGATCGAGGCCGGCCAAATGCTGGCGCTCAGGGCCGCCGACGGCGGCCGGGTGGTGGGCAATTCGGTCGAGCAGGCCCAGGCCGAGATCGAGGTCGCCACGGCGGTGCGCGGGCGGGACACCATGGGCACCGGCTTCGAGGCGGTGACCGCGGCGATCGAGAAGGACACCGCGCGGCCGCTCACCTGGGGGCTGGCGGCGCTCGACGCCGACACCGGCGGCCTCAGGCGCGGCGAATACTACGTGGCGGCCGGCCGGCCCTCCATGGGCAAGTCGGTGTTCGCCACCTCCATGGCCCGGGCACAAGCCGTCGCCGGCCAGGGCGTGCTCCTGTTCAGCCTCGAGATGGGCCGGCGCATCGTCGGGGCGCGGCTGCTGTCGGATGCCCATTTCAGCCACGGCCGGGTGGCGGTGGCGTTCCACGCCATCCTCGCCGACCGGGTGCCCGGCGCCGACTGGGCCGGGCTCACCGCCACGGCGCAGGCCTTCGAGGCGCTGCCGCTGGCCGTCGACACCGGCTCGGGGCTCACCGTCCACGACCTCAAGGCCCGCGCCCGGCGGCTCAAGCGGGCGTGGGCCGCCCGCGGGCGCAGCCTCGACACGGTGATCGTCGACTACATGGGGCTGTTGCGCCCGGGGCCGTCCTATGCCGGCAACAAGGCGGCGGAGACCGAGGAGATCTCCCTGGCGCTCAAGGAGCTCGCCAAGGAGCTCGACGTGGCGCTGGTGGTGCTCGTCCAACTCAACCGCGAGGTCGAGAGCCGGCCCGACAAGCGGCCGATGCTGTCGGACCTGCGCTGGTCGGGCGCCATCGAGCAGGACGCCGACATCGTCCTGATGCTCTACCGCGAGAGCTACTACCTGGAGCGCCAGAAGGCGGCGAGCGTCGACGAGCAGTACGAGCGCGACGAGAAGCTGCGCGGCTGCCGCCACGTCCTGGAGCTGATCATCGCCAAGCAGCGCAACGGCCCGTGCCGGACGATCGAGGCGTGGGTGGACATGGCGGCCTCGGCGATCCGCGACGTCGCGGATCCGGGCACCGGAGAGGGCAGGCTATGAGCGTCGAGGTCATGGGCGCGGTGTTCAGGGCCCGCCTCGGCGGGGCCACCGCCAAGGTGGTGGCGCTCAAGCTCGCCGACCACGCCCACGAGGACGGCAGCCACATCTTCCCGGCGGTGGCGTCGGTGGCCCGCGCCACCGAGATCTCCGAAGCGACCGTGCGCCGGGTGATCCGCCGGTTCGTCGAGTGCGGGCTGCTGTTCCTGGTCGAGGAGGGCGGGCACGGGCGCGGCAACCCCAACCACTACGCCTTTGCCATGGAGGTGCTCGAGCAGCTGGGTCGACGCGACGGGCCGACGCTCGCCGACCTGGCAACCGACGTCCCGGACGGGGACGGCGAACCGGGGGTCGACCCGGTTGCCGGCGACGGTCGTGTCGCGCCCGCCGGGGACGGGAAAGGTGGTCACCATGACCACCTTTTCAGGAGACCCAAGGTGATCACCGGCGACGATAAGGTAGTCACCGGCGACGCAAAAGGTGGTCAAGCTGTGACTACCAAACCGTCAGGAACCATCACCAACCATCAGTGCAGTCGCGCGGGCGCGCCTGCCGCGGCCACGCCACGGGACCGGCTCGACGCGATGGAGGCGGGCTTGAGGGCAGCGCTGGGGCCGGCCGGCAACGACGCGGCTCCCGGCCTGTGCAACCTCGCACCTGTCCTGGGCTGGCTCGACGCCGGGGCCGACCTCGAGCGCGACGTGCTGCCGGCGATCCGGGCCAAGGCGCGCACGCTGGCGCCGGCCTCGGTGCGGTCGTGGCAGTTCTTCGCCGGCCCGGTCGCCGACTGGCGGGCGGCACGGGCCAGGGGGCTGGCGCCGGCCGGCGGTGCGCCGCCGCCGGACCCGGCAACCTTCACCGCCGCCGACTGGGCGGGCCGGCTCGCCTGGGTCGACGCCAACGGCGTGGCCTGGCCGGCGGAATGGGGCGAGCGGGCGGAGGCGGAGGCGATGGTGGCGCGGGCAGCACAGGCGGGAAGGGGACGGGGATGACGACACTGGCGGCGAGCGGGGCGATGGTGAACGGCGAGACCGAGGAGAAGATCGACCCGCGGGAGGAGGCACCCACGGCGCTGTTCCACGCGCTGACCTGGTACGCCCTGGTCACCGACAGCCACCGCGAGAAGGCGGTGTGCGAGACGCTCAAGGCTCGCGGCATCGAGATCGTGGCGCCGGTGCTGCGCCTCAAGCGCCGGTCGTGGACGCACAACAGCCGCCGGCGCACGCTGATCAAGGTCCCGCTGATGCCGCGCTACGTGGTGGCGGGCTTCGATGCCCCGCCGGCATGGCTCGACATCTTCGCGCTCCGGGCGATCAAGGGCGTGGTCGGCATGGACGGCCAGCCGGTGCCCGTGCCGCCGGTCGAGGTGGCGAGGCTGGCGGCGCGGGTCGGATCGGCGCCGGTGCGGCGGGGCCTGCCGGTCGAGGTGGGCGACCGGGCGCAGCTGCTCGACGGGCCGTTCTGCCACCACTGGGTCACCGTCGAGCGCATACAGGGCGACTTCGCCAAGGTGGGGCTCACCCTGTTCGGGCGCGACACGGCCACCTGGTGCGCCCTTGACATCCTCGAGGCCGCATGAGACAAGCGACGCAGGACATCCGCTGCTGATGACCGGGCCCCTCAACGGGGCCGCGTGTCGCGGGCGACCCGGGAGACGGTCACCACCGTTCTCCGCAAAGGGTCACTGCGTGCCGAGTTCCACCCTCACCTGAGCTTCGACCCGCTGCCCCGGTCCCACCCGCTCTGTGCGCCTCACGGCGCACAGGGGCCGCCCTTCCTGGGCGTTTCCTCCCTGGACTTCACGGCGGCCCCGGTTGATTGCCAGGCGAGGCCGCCGTGCCTTCGGAAGGCTCCATGCCGATCAAGTCGAAGCGTCGCTTGTCCCGGCCGCCATCGCCGCTGGTCCCCGCCTCGTCACCATCGCCGCTGACCGTCACCCGGTCGTCGGCCCGGGCGCGCGGCTACACCTCCCGGTGGGACCGGGCGGCGGAAGCCTTCCGCGCCGAGCATCCCCTGTGCCGCGGGTGCGAGGCTCTCGGCCGGGTCACGGCCGCGACGGTCACCGACCACGTCGTCCCCCATCGCGGTGACATGGTCCGGTTCTGGGACCGGACCTGGTGGCAGGCCAGCTGCGACTGGCACCACAACGTGGTCAAGCAACTTCTCGAGGCCATGTTCGATGCCGGCCGGATCGGCTGCGACGACCTGTGGCTTGACAGCGCGATCGCGGTGGAGATCGCCCGGCGCGAGGGCTGGTGAGGGAGGGGGGGGTCGAATCTCCCCGACCGCCCTCCGCCGGAC